CTCAGCTATTGTGCCTACCGAGCGGAAACCATCCTTTCCAAAAGCAGCATCATGAGAAGGATATACGTCGCTCGAATCATTGGGTACGATAGGAGCTGCAACTCGTGTTCCTTGTGTTGCCTGCGAGAATGCCTGCAAGCTCAGGATTGTTAATACAATTAATAATATCAGTTTCATGCTTAGTTAATTTGAAATTGAGCGATTGCACTTGCTTGAGTGGTGTTACTTACCCACACATCATATAAAGCTGAGCCTCCGGAGGCATTAACGAACGTGTTGCTTCTTACCTTCGTAAAGGCTGTATTTATAAGGCCATTGATCACAAACGTGGGCGTTCCCCAGCTACTTGGCCAGGCAAATACCAGGTAATTTCCAGCAGCGTTTATGTTGTTGTAGGTCTTAACCCTGGTTGTGGACAGTTCGTTGCCAGTACCAACACCAGCTCCAGTGAGGGACAAAATTTGAGCGTCGGTAATTGAAAAAGCTGCGTTGGTTGGAGGTACAGCAGAGGCAAATGCACCCCAATACCGTTTCCATTGCCATGCTACCGTACTGGAGGCGGAACCTGTTTTCCCGTCACCGGTAACAACTGATACCGTGTAAGTGGTTGAAGTATTCCTGGGTAATGCTCTTGAGGTTAATGTTCCGGATTGGCTTTGACCTTCAGTAATGGCATTAACTGTTTGAGATATACCATCCACAGTTATGGTACTAATGGCAGCGCAGGCCACCGGACGGGTAATGCTCCAGCTAAGATCAACACTCAAAGCTGCTCCTGCAGACATATACTCGCGTAAGATACCTCCTGAAACGCTGATTGTTGCCGTTGGAGAGGTTGAGGGAAAGAAATAGTTATTAAGCCATTCGGCTAAAGTGGATCCTCCAACATTCACTGCAGGAACTCCGGTTCTGGTAACGGTCCGGTTGCCATTGAAAGCCGATAACATATCGAAGCTCTTATACCACTTACCGTCTTTAAGTCTTATTGAATCGACCATTAAAGCTTTACCAAACTTAAAGAAGCCATTATCTCCTTTAAAAAAGATAGTATCACCAACGAACCGGATCCACATAGTATCCTGCTTGTCGGCACTCACAAACAATTTATCACCAAAGAATGGCGTTTGGCAAAATGCTGCCAACGATGTAATTAATAGAGATGCTGCTAATAAAAGTTTTTTCATTTTTTAACTTTAAAGTACCAGGTACCTGTTATCTCTCCTGGAAGGGTTAAACGAATGATTGTATTTGGTTCAGACGCAATTATTTTAACACGAAGGTTCATTTCTACCCACCTAACTCCATCGCCATCAAAAAGAATCAATTCAGGAGTGCGGGATATCCAAGGCAGCTCAATGTCTACATAGTAAGAACCATCTGCGTCAAGATGTAAGTCTTCGTTATCAAAACTACCAGGAACCGAAGCATCAATGCTATCTTCATTTTTGTGGTAGAAGCTGTCAATCCAGTCCTGAAATTGTTCCTGGGTAGGATAGTCTCCGGTTTCGAACCAGCTCTTTATTGTTTGCCTTGATTGTACTGCCATTTTAACTAACTATAAAATTGCCCTGAATTCTCATGTATCCAATACCTCCGCGCTCTTTAACTGATGGATTGCCTCCGGTATTAACTTTTCTTTTACCTCTGAAATAATTGAGTGATTTGTAATCCTCAATGGCAGGCTTGGTGAAAATTGTTAATACATCCCCGCTGAGTGGAACTGCGTTCATGCTATTGAGTAATGGGTTTAACTTAAAAAGATTAAATACCTGGTCAATGGCTCCATATTCCTGGATTGATAAGTCCCAAATATTTTGACCATCCTCAACAATAGCATTGTAGGTTGTGCGCAGTGTTTCGTAGCTGAGATTAACCTCTTTAAACGGATAGTATTTTATGTTATCCTGGAACTTTATTTCCTGCCCGGATACCGGATTGGCTATAAAATCCATTGAATTATCTTTCACCACATTGAACACTCCTTCAATACTTCCATAAGCAGAAAGCGCCAAGTCCCAAATATTTTGACCGTCTTCGTTATGTAAAAGCATTTCGTTCATTTGCGTTCAGCTTCAATTATTAAGCGACCATCAACAAAATCAACTGTTTTCACTATGTATCCATCATTCTCCAGGTTAACCCGAACAATGCGCTTATAGTCCTCATTAATAATTCCGTTAGTCTGCTGGAGTATGTTAGCTCCTATTTCAGGGTACTGACGGAAGTGTCCAGGCGCAGCGCACATAATATCCTTTATGTGCTGTTCATCACTGTAGCCAACAACAAAATCTCCGTTGTTAATCAACAGATCATCATTGTCGTTATATAGGTAATCGCGGGCTTCCATTAGTGTTTTACTTTAGTGTTTTCAAGATCTGAGGAACTCGGTTTCGTAACCAAAGCAAGCTTTGTGTTGGCATAAGTTTGAAGCGCTGCGCCTCCATCGGAGGGAACAGGAACCCAGGTTGTGAGACAATCTTTGAGCGCCTCGAGGTAATTTGTTATATTATCGATCTGGTCCTTCAGCTCCCCAACTTTAACAAGTCCGGAATTCTCACCACCGTTTATTATAATTTCGGATCCCGTAACCTCCAGGTCGCTGTCGCCTACCTTTATATGAACCTTTTCAAGCTCCGAGCAAATTACTATTACTGCAGCGTCCTTAGAGAAAAAACCGGCTACAACAAAGCTGTTTACTTTCGGTACCAGGACAAATCCCTCAGCCAGTTCTGTTGATGCCTGTAACCTTGCATCCAATATCTCAGCATCACCATTCAAAGGCTCCAGATCACAAATCCTTTTGTCAGCATCCACGCTCTTAACCTTACATACTTGCAGGTGCATTGCAGTGGAAGTTCCAGCCAGTATCTTTATAATGTCCTGTATGCTCATGCTAATTTGATGTCTAATTCAACCGTTTGACGTAATCCTGTCATTCCTCCCTGATACTTTACACTTTTAATAAGGTACATGCCTTCCCGCTCCGGGTATGTTGGATCAATAAGTAAAGCAGCGTCTCCTTGCTTTACAAATGGCTCGGCAAACGTGGTAAATGAACCTGTGTAACCTGTCTTTTTGAAGTTTTTAATCCAGGATTTAGCGATAGATTCCAGGTCTTTCTCCTTAACATTGTAGAAATGAAGCGTGCGTAGGTCTCCGTCTTCATCACCAAAGGACTTTTCAACCTTTGTGTTATTAGGATAAAAGCTAATGGCGTTTATCTTGTACTTAGTATCCTCTTCCTTCAAATACTGAAGGCTGTGACCTGGTAAAACATGTAAATCAAAGCGGAATGTACTTACCTTTTGATATTCGAACCAGTAAGCAAGCCCGCTGTGTAGTTTTCCGTCTCTGAAAAATGAGTAAATACCGTATGCGCTTCTAAGTTCGTCCAGTACTTTTGCCGGAGTGGCCTTGTTAATCCGGAACTGACCTAAAGACACCTCTTTTGGTTGTACTATTTCAATGCCTTTAGGGACTATGTCGTTAAGAAGCTTCTTAAGTGTTACAGAGCGATACGACTTTGTTACGGGAGACTGTTTAAGTAACCACATTGCATCTTCGCACTCCAGGCGAACGGGCGAGTCGCTGTAAATCTTTTTTAAATAGCCTTTAAACACCGTGTTCATGCGACCATCATAACCCCACTTCAATTCCACGGCATCACCTTTCTTCAATAAGCCTTCGTCGCCCAGGTATATGTTCTTGTTTCCCCATTTTACCTTACGAGGAACGGTAATAATGCAAGTATCGGTCAAATTCTCCCAGGAAGAAGTTGAAGTAAAATCGACCATGTAGTCGAAACTATACTTACCTACTGTGATATTTACACCGCACTTAAACATTACTTTTCGTTTTCGATTAGTTCAACAGGGATGTCGCTTGCGCATTGTATTTCGAAAAGCGGATTGCTCCAATATCCTTCACGCTGTGGAAAGTTGGCACGCTCAACCACCAGGTTGTGAACGCCAAGCATCTGGAGGAACTTACTCACCACCACAATTTCTTTCTGAATTTTGGTAAGGCGAACTAATGTATCAAAGTCATCCTTTGGAAACACATCAGGCTTGCCACTCCATAGGGATCCGCGAAAGGTCACTATCCAATCGGCATCACTTATATACTCCTTTATAGTGCCGTTACGACCATTTAAAGGAGTTTTAACGATGTTCTTCGGAAGCGCTGCGTCAATCAAAACAGCATCAATACGGAGCTGTATGGTTGGGTTCTGATCAGTGTCCTGGAGAATTACATTGTCGAATACAGGAGTATTGAGAGCGCTAGTTCCAACAGGCTCGTCAGTGATTACTTCCTTCTTTGAGAATTCGTAAGCACGGTTACGGAGCTGCTGCAGCCCAAAACTTTCTAATATGAATTGAAACCTGTTCATTAGCTGGCAATAAGATTAGCATCGTTAACTGCAGTTAAAAGAACTCTTTTAAGATTCTCAGCAAACTGATCAGCACCTTGCTCCATTGTTTGACTTTGTATGTAAAGGTTTTCGATTTGCTTGCCTATGTTAATGTGAATATTGCGGACCGTTCTGTTATCCCCTGTCACGGATGACAAACCGGCGTCTATACCTTTGCCTCCTTCAGTTCCTTTCCCTGTTTTTGTTACAGGGTTTTCTTTTACTTTACCAACATTACCGGGATTATTCAACATGTCGTCAATACGAACCACCAACTGCCTCAACTTTTCATATTTATACTTATCGGTAAGGCTTAAATCAGGCAGCTCCCTGTTGGCTCTTATTTTCTCCATGTCGGCTACCTTTCCGGCGCGCATGAACTTAAGTGCGGAAATAGCTTTTGTATTTTCCACATCTTTAAGTTTGCCCATAATAGCCTCCATTTGTTTGTCGGCTATTTCGGCTGCTTTCTGTGGCATAACATAAGCCACATCAGCATCGTATTTTTTCTTAAAAGGATTTAGTTTTTCCCAGGTCGATAGATATTGGCTATCCTGAATAGCTCCGGTAACTTTAGTGGCTAAGTTTGCTTTTTCAAGGAATGAAGATAAAGCAGAGATACCCACCTTCCAGGCTTTCATATTACCAATAGATTCGAGAAGATTATCCCAGTTATCTTTTAAATTACTGGTTGCTCCACCAAGCTGCTCCATCTGTTTTTGCATGGATCCGCTTACACCCTGGAGACCTCCCAGGGAAAGAAGATACTTTTGTATTGCTTGTTCAGTGAATTGAACTTCAGTAGGTATACCTCTAAAGCTAAATTTTACTTTTTCGCCATGCTTTTCGGCTCGGATCCCGAACTCCTTTAAGCGTTCAAATTCTCCAACCTGAGCGTCTAGTATAGCCTCAACAAGCATGTTGAAATCCTTGCCAGTACTTGAGGCTAAATCACCAAGTTTGTAAAGCTCCTTAACTGAAGGTCTAAACCCTTGATTGGTGAGGCGAACAAAACCGTCGGTTAATTCTGTTACCTGGAATGGAGTTTCTGTGGCAAATTTCCGAATACGTTCCAGCTCTCTGTCTGCTTGAACATCAGAACTAAGAGCCGTTGAAAGAACAGCCCGAAGCCTTTGTCTTTCCGATGAAACCTCAATGCCTTTGCTTACGATATTTGCTGCACCAGCAGTGGCCATTCCAACACCAATGTAACTGCCAATACCGCCACTCATCATTCCACCCAAACCACCTCCACGCCTTCCAAGGTTTTGAAGTCTTTCAAGTTCGCGTTCGGTGCGTTCAATTTCGCGGTTAGCCTGTCTTATTTGTCGTGTGTCTAAGCTAAGATTGCGAGTTCTTTCTAAGCTGTTTAATCTTTCGCGCAAGCCGTCAATATTCCTTCCGGAATGGAGCATGCTTCTATCCAGCCTCCTGTTTTCATTTTCGAGTCTGCCAAATGCAGCATTTCCCGACCTCATAATTCTACTGAAGCCGGAACTCATTGCATCTCTAAGGTACGCCGTAAACGTAACGCGTTCTGTCATTTGAAAAGGTATGGCTGAAATTTGTTAAGAAACCAAAGACACTCTTTGTAGCGCATTACCCACTCGTCGTCGGTAAGCTTGTCAGGATCCTGGTGTGCAACATTGCGGATAATGATGTTAGCCTTTCTTATGGTATCTTCACTATCCTTTTTGTTTACATCCCACTCCTGCTCTAATTTTTTTTTAAGGTTGCTTTCCGGAAGGTTATCATATCATCAACCCTGTTTGTTGCTGGGAAGTAAAGATCATCCTTTTCAAGAATGTCCTTATTACCTGCAATAAAGCAGCTTGTTAATACAATTTCTTTAGCTTTTAGGGGGTTGGTGTCCCAGAGGCTCATTGCTGCACCCATTATGGCGCGGTCTACCTTTTTAAAATACGCAACAGCAACGTCTGTATGCGTATCATTCATTGGCACTTCAATAGTGAAGATTTCGCCATGCTCGTTTTTGAGCTTGGCGAATTCTTCAGCTGTAATTTGTCCGTGATAGTTGATGGCTGGCTTTTTCATAGGTTTATTTAAACTTTACATCAGATATAATAAGAGGTATTTCAACCTCAATCTTAGTATCTCCTTGTTTTGAACTTACAGAGTCTTCCATAAATTCAACATTGCGGAGCGTGTGTAGAACAACGTTAACGCTGTTTTCAGGAAGAAAGGCAACCGGAATAGCAAAGGGAGGTATCTTGGTAATATCGCCATCAGGAGCAGCTTTACGAAGCGCCTGTAGTTCGGTCATCAGGAAGGTTATACTTCCCTCATAAGTTTCGTTACCATAGCCACGGCTTACAGGTTTACTGCCAGCGCCGTAAACATTCTCCTTAACTTTGCTCTTTTTGTAGCTAATAGCGGTTATGCCTGCCACGGGTACTCCAAGCAAGTTGAGCGTAATATCTGCCCAGGAGTATTCAACACCATTAATTAAAGGGGGCTGGTTCATTTTAATATGTTTTTAGAGTGAATCTGTAAGACCTATTTTAACCTTGATAATTCGAGCAACACCGCGAACTAACAAGCGGATCACAATGACAAGCTCGGAAGTAGATACAACATTTTGATTTGGGTCGATGCTAACAGCGTAACCGCTTAATTCGCCATTACGTTGCATTTCTTCCAGAGATTGACCGGCCAGCTCTTCGAAGTACTTGATAGTATCCTGGCTAAGTTTGCCCGAATCCGGATCGATGGTAAGAGGACTATTGAGCTTAGGTAATAAGCGGGTTCTAACGCCGTAAATAGCCTTGCCAATAGTTGAGTTGCTTTCCTGGTATGCAAAATCGTTTGTTGCAGCAACAGCTGTATGAGAGTCGTTCAGGTATGTTCCTGGGAGTCCAAAATGTTTTCTCAAGAAAATATAACCTTTGGAGTCAAGGGTAGCCATTGCTGCCAGTTTATCTTTAACCAGGTTACCATTTCCAAGAGCGGGAATATCCAGCTCAACAGCGCTCATCTTGAATTTTTCTGGCCACGCAATGTTTTCGTGTACCATAGCAAGGCTCTTTGCGCCAAGCACAGCGCCTAAACAACTGATTGTTTTACCAACTGCAGTAAAAAGGACAGCACCAGCAGCTCCACCATCCTGGCCAATAACAACACTCACGTTAGGAGCTGCTAAAGCTCTTAAGTCGGGCAGGGTTGTAATATCAGCAATGGCGCTTATATCGCCTGCAAAAAACACACACCATAATGGCATGTTATTGGACTGTATGGTATTAACAACGGTCTGAATTGCCGATACATGATTAGTAGTGAAGGCAATGGAATTCACATAAACACCAATGCTCTTTATTTTGCCTTCAGCATAATCGCAAAGGGTAACCAGTTCATTGAAGTTATATGCCACTGCAGGAACCTCTGCAATCATCACATAAAGAATAATTGCCGGATTGATACGGAATGCTTCTGAAATGTGATAGTGTAACACTTTGTAGTCAGCTGATACGCCT